ATATATACCTGATGGTGGCGGAAATCAAGGTATTCATATAACTGATTACAGAACTGATGCTTCTAACATTATATTTAACACTGCTGGTTCTAATGAAAGAATGCGTATTACAAGTGGTGGTAATGTTGGTATTGGAACTACTTCGCCTGTTACTAAATTAAACGTTGTAGGAAATGTATCTGTAAGCGCAACAAAAGCATATAGAATGTATAATGCTGCTAACAATGCGTGGGGTGAAATGAGTTTTGTCGAAGCTGATAACAGAATACAATTTAACAGAGGTATTCAAAATTCAGGCACAGATTTTAGATTGTCTGAAGATACTAATGCTTCTTTTGTTTGTGCTAATGAAGGTAATTTGGGAATAGGAACTACTTCGCCAGCTGTAAAATTAGACGTTAACGGTGTTTTAAATTTACAAGGTGGAACTTGGAATGGCGGAGGAAGTGAAAATGATTATACCATAGTAGCAGCAGCTATTACAGAGGGCCATTTTATTTTTACTAAAGACAATAATAACCTTCGAAAATTAATAGGTAAAACAAATGATATAATAGAAATTGGCCAATCTGGTACTTCATTAATAGACGGAATCAGCTTTTTATCAGGTTCAACCCCACTATATAGATGGTATAATAATGCTTCAGAGATAATGAGATTAAATGATATTGGATTAGGCATAGGAACTACTTTACCAGTTAACCCATTGCATGTTGAAGGTAACTTTACTTTAAGAGGTAACCAATACATGGGTGATGACGAAAAACTTATTTTAGGTTTAGGTTCAGATTTACAAATATATCACAACGGTTCAGATTCTGTTATTGAAAGTGATACTGGTGATTTATATATAACAAATAAAGCAGATGGCAGAGATATCTTCTTTAGATGTGATGATGGCAGTGGTGGATTTACTACATATTTCTTTTTAGCTGGTGGTGGCACAAATGTTAACTTCCAAAAAGACGCAATATTTGTTGATGACGTAAAAGCAAATTTTGGTACAGCTGGTGATTTAAAAATATATCATGATGGTAGTAATAGTTTTATTAAAGATGGTGGAACAGGTAGTTTAATTATATCTAGTAATTTTTTAACATTTAGCAACGAAGCTGATACAGAATACATGGCAAAGCTAGTTGAAAACGCACAAGTTGAATTATATTATAACGGAAGTAAAAAATTAGAAACAACAAGTGATGGTGTTTTAGTTTCTGGATTTTTAGAATCTAAAAAAGCTGATACTGGTGCTGGTTATAATGACGGTATTGCAAGATTTGTAAATGAAACAACTGCAACTAGTGGTGGTTCTGCTGTCATAAATGTTAGAAATTCTTATGGTATTGGCTTTGGTGGTTTAATTAAATTTTGGTCAACAAGTACAGCTACAAGTGTTGGTAATATATCATTTAACAGTAGTAGAACAGCTGTTAATTACAATACTGGTTCTGATTATAGATTAAAAGAAGATTACAGAGATTTTAATGGGCTTAATATAATATCTGACATTGATGTTTATGACTTTAAATGGAAAAATCAAGATGACAGAAGTTATGGTGTTATTGCACATGAATTAGATCAAGTAGTTCCTGGCGCAGTTACAGGTGAAAAAGATGCAGAAGATATGCAATGCGTTGACTATTCTAAATTAGTGCCATTACTAATAAAATCTGTACAAGAATTAAAAGATGAAAATTTAGCGCTTAAAGCTAGAGTAAGCGCTTTGGAAAATAATTAAATTAGTATATTTGTAAAAAATATATATTATGGCAAATACTTACACATGGGATATTCCAGCTGTTGATTGCAGACCAACTGAAGGTGATCTGTCAACCGTTGTATATAATGTCCATTGGCGTTTTAATGGTGAAGATAGTAACGGTAACGTTGCTACTATAATTGGCACACAATCAGTGGGCGCACCAGACCCAGACAACTTTACACCTTTTGCAGATTTAACAAAAGATGACGTAGTTGCTTGGATTGAACCTGAAATGGACGTTGTTGAAATGAAATCTAACATTGATGCACAAATAGCTGAAATGGAAAACCCAACAACAGAAACATTACCACTGCCAAGTGATAGTGAATAATAATTAATTTAAAAACAGAAAAATGGCAAATTTAGAAGAACAAGAATTTGAAAAATTAAAACAACATGAAGCTGCAAAAAATGCAATTTTATTTGACATTGGTGCAATGGCTACACAAACTAAAAAACTACATAAAGCGTTTGAAAATCTGGAAAATGATATGCAAACTTTTCGTGAAGAACTAGTTGAAAAATATGGTAAAATAAACGTAGATTTAAAAGACGGTAGTTATACAGTTGTTGAAGAAGAAAATCAAGAGTAATGGCGTTAATAAATGGAACATCTTTTGGTTTGTTCCATGACGGCAATATACTTGGACATTCCACACAAACTAAATTCTCATTAAGCGTTGACTTGCCTGAATCCACCACTAAAGAATCAGCTGGGTTTAAGCAAGTCATTGCTGGTGTAAGATCAGGCACAATATCAGTTTCTGGTCTTACAGATTATTCCGATACTTTAAATTTTGAACAATTAGCTGACATGGTATTAACACGTCAGCAAAGTGAATTTGTTTTTGAACAATCAGCATTTGATGGTTTATTATTAATAGGAAACGGTATTTTATTAAACGTTGAAGAAACAGCTGAATCTGAAACCGCTGTAACTTTTGACGTTGAAATACAATTGACTGGATTGTTTAGCATACAACAAGAAGGGACTGATCGATACTGGAATACAACTGATGTTTTATGGGAAAACGCCAACTTTGAATGGCAAGTTGCTTAATTAAAAAAATTGTATATTTGTAACTAATATTTAATCATTTAAAAAATAAAAAATGGCTACAACATCAGTTTTTAATGGAACTAATTTAATTCTAAAGATTGAAACAGCAACACTAGGACACACTACTAGTTGTTCACTTACATTGTCTAATGACTTGCCAGAAGCTACAACAAAGGATTCTAGCGGATTCCAAGAAGTTATTGCTGGTGTTATTAGTGGTGAAATATCTTTTGAAGGTTTAGTTGATTATAGTGATGCAGCCAATGCAATTGAAATGGCAGATTACCTTTTAGCTAGAACACAATTAACATGTGTTTTTGGAACAGCTGAAACAGGTGATGCTGTTTATACTGCTGAAGGATTTTTAAGTTCACTAGAGCAATCTGCTGAAATGGAATCACCAGTAAGTTATTCAGGTTCAATTACATTAACTGGCAGCATTGCAAAATCTACTAATTAATAGTTAAAAAAATGGCAAACAGGAAAAGGGGTTATTACTCAATAAAATTGGGGGGTAAAAATCGTACCATGCATTTTTCAATGAATTTTTGGACGAACTTTACCGATTTACTAGAAATACCAATTGATAAGATTGGTGAAATATTTCAACAAGGAATTAATCTGTCAACAATTAGAGCGCTGATATATTCAGCGCTTTTGGCATTTGACCAAGAAAACAACAATGAAATAGATTATAATGTTTATACAGTTGGTTCATGGTTAGATGAAATGCCAGCAGAAAAAATAGAAGATATAGTTTCGGCAATGATGGAATCTAAAATTCTTGGCAACGATCTTAATGTTGGAATAAAAAGAACAGTTACTAAAACCACAAAAAAGGGAAAGTAAAAAAGTCCATAAGTTGGGACGACTTATTTGATTATTACATTGGACAAGTTGGAATTACGCCAAATGACTTTTGGACAAATACCTGGAAGGAAAATCAACTGCTTGGCGAATCGTATCAAATCAAACAAAATTTAGAATGGGAACGCACACGTTATATTGCTATGATGTTATTTAATATTAATGTTGATAAACGTGCAAATATGATAACACCAGACAAACTTTTTCCATTACCACAAGACGTTTATTTAGAACGTGGTAAACCAAAATCTACACGTGAACAATACGAAAAATTTGCTGCTAAAGTTAAAGGTATTAGCAAGAAAAAATAACTGTTATGTTTTTTGTATTTTTGTCTTAAATCTTACACATGGCAACACAACCACTTAAAGTAAAAATTAATGGTGATGCTAGTGGCTTGAATAAAGCAATGTCTAGCGCACAAGGTAAACTAAAATCTTTTGGAAGTAAGTTAAAAGGACTAGGAAGTTCTTTACAAGCTATTGCAATTCCAATGGGTTTAATTGGTGGCGCTGGTGTAAAAATGGCATTGGACTTTGATAAGTCAATGACTAAAATAAAAGCGCTTGTAGGAATGTCTGCTGCTGAAGTTGACAAACTTGGTCAACATGCAAAAAAAATGGCATTAGAAACTGGTGTTTCAAGTCAAGAAGCTGGTGACGCTTTATTCTTTATAACTTCTGCTGGTCTTGATGCTAAAAATTCAATGGAAGCATTAGAAATAGCAACGAAAGCAGCTGCGTCAGGTTTAGGTGAAACTAAAACAATTGCTGATCTAGCAACATCTGCAATGAATGCTTATGGTTCTGATACATTAAATGCAACCGCTGCAACAGATGTTTTAACGGCAGCTGTTCGTGAAGGTAAACTAGAATCTAGTGAACTAGCTGGCGCAATGGGTGGTGTTATACCAATTGCATCAAATATGGGTGTTGAGTTTCACGAGGTAGGTGCTGCGATGGCTGCTATGTCCAGAACAGGTACAAACGCTGCAACAGGCGCAACACAACTAACAGCAATATTAGCATCATTAAAAAAACCAACTGATCAAGCTGTTCAAGCATTATCTAACATGGGTATGAGTACAGACCAAGTTCAGCAAAGTTTAGCTGAAGATGGTTTAATGGCTACATTAGAAATGTTAAAAAACAGAACACAAGAGTTTGGTGTTGACATTTCAAGTATATTTCCTAACATAAGAGCGTTAAAAGGAGTTTTAGATTTGACTGGTGCTGGTATGGAAGATGCTAAAGAAATTTTTGATGAGTTATCAAATAGCGCTGGTGCAACTGCTAAAGCATTTGATATAACGTCAAAGTCAGCAAGTTTTCAATTTCAAAAAGCATTAAATGGCGCAAAAGAAACTTTAACTAGTTTAGGTCAACAATTATTAGTTGCAGTTGTGCCAGCAATACAAAAAGCTGTTGGCTTTATAAAAAATTTATATAATAGGTTTAGAGAATTAAATCCAACAACACAAAAATTAATACTAGCATTTGGCGGTATTGCAGTTGCATTACCAACTATAATAACTTTGGTAGGTGGATTAACAACTGCTTTAAGTTTGTTAATGTCACCAATAGGTTTAATTGCCGCTGGATTAGCAGCTGTTGCTTATGTTATATATAAAAACTGGGGTGAAGTGTTACCAGTTGTTGTTGGTTTATACAATAGATTTGTCGATTTATATAATTCATCTGTTTTGCTTCGTGTTATTATTGCTGGTGTTGGCGCAAGTTTTAGAGCAGTATTTACTAAAATAAGGTCTTATGTTGATCAATTTGTTAACACATTTAAAACACTATGGAAACTAATTAAAGAATTTTCTGAAAAAGGCATAAAAGGTTCTTTTGGTGACATTTTAGAAGAAGGTTTTGAAGAAGCAGAAAAAATATCTGATAAAGCTGGTGAAAAAATAGCAGACGATTTTACTGATAGTTATATAAAAGCATTATCAAGTCAGTTAGAACATAAAACAGTTGACCAAGTTCAAGGAAGTTTAGACAATGTGGTTGAAAAGTTTAAAGGTTTTGGAACTAATTTACTAGGTAACATGTTTTCTGGTGGCGGTGGTGGTTCTGTTGAAGCACCAACTGTAAGTGACGCTGGTGGTGGTGGTGGTGAAAATCCCGTTGTAACACAACTAACTGACGCACAAAAATCATTGATGGAAAAACAAGATCAAATGATAGCTAATGCAAAAGCATTTAACCAAGAATTAGGCGGTATAATGACTGAAGGATTAAACAATATGGCTGTTGGTATTGGTGAAGCATTAGGCGCAGCAATTAGTGGCGGTGGTAATTTAGCCAAAAGTTTAAGCAGTGTTTTATTAGGTTCATTAGGTCAAATGGCGACACAAATGGGTAAATTAGCAATTCATATAGGTTTAGGTGTAAAAGGTATAAAAAAAGCATTAGAATCTTTAAATCCAGCTGTTGCTATTGCCGCTGGTATTGCGCTTGTTGCTTTAGGTAAATTTGCAAGTAGTCAATCACAAAAAATTGCACAACAAAAACCAGCAGCTTTTGCAAAAGGTGGTATTGTAAGCGCACCAACTTTAGGTTTAATGGGTGAATATCCTGGTGCGAGAAGCAATCCTGAAGTTATTGCGCCATTAGATAAATTAAAAAATATGATAGGTAATACAGGTGGCGTTCAACAAGTACAAGTTGGCGGTTCATTTGAGATTAAAGGACAAGATTTAGTGGTTGCACTTGAAAGAGCAAACAGTACACGTAACAGATTAATTTAATGGCATACGGTGTTAAATATAGATTAGAATTTAGTGATGTCTTAACCAAAGGTAAAAAAATAGAAATTTGGAAAGATGGTTATACAGGTAGTGTTTTGCCAATGGTTGGGCAAGCTGAACCAGTCGTAATAAAATGGAATGCTAATGATGACCCATACAATTCACCAATTATTGGTTCTGTATGTACACTAAATTTATTTACTACTGACACTGTTAGTTATGATGATTTTTATGAACATGATGAAAGAGAATATAAAGTAAAAATATCTTATAAAGATAGTTCTAACGTTTATAGGACTTATTGGATTGGCTGGCTTGTTGTTGATAGATTCAAAGAAGAATATAAAGCTAATCCAGTTGGATTTAGTTTAAACGCATATGATGGTCTTGGTACTTTAGATAATTATGATGCACCAATAGGAACAAATCCTTTTAACGAAGCTACTGGATTAGCTAATAGAACTAGAATTGCTACAATACTTGCTAACCTTAATTTAGGATTAGAGATATATGTTCAGGCAGATTTATGGACAACAACATTTGGAACGCCTACATATCCAATGCGTAAAGAAGTTATGCAAGAATCTTTAATTACCAATGGTCGTAATGAACTTATAAATAAATTTGATTTACCTACTTGTAAAAAACAATTAGAAGCAATTTTGAAAAATTACAATTGTCGTATATTTCAATCTTATGGACGTTGGTATATTGTAGAAAATTCTAATATTTTTGATGCTAATGTAAAATCTACAATATTTAGTTCTGCAACTGGCGGAACAACGCCAACAGGCATACAGGCAAGCATAACATCACAATTAGTTAGCGCTAATGATGAAGTAATACAAACTGACATTTACAATTCTTCTGGTGTTTATCAGTCAAACAGCAATCAATCTGTTTTAAAAGTAGTTCCAACAAATTTAAAAAATGTAGGTGGTGATTTAGTCAGAGAATACATACAACCAATTAATGAAGCTAGATATAAATTTACAACGACACAAAATAACATATATGAATTTACAAGAAATATTGGATTTGAATATGGTAGTTATGGTTGGGTTCTATCTAGTTATGCAAGTTTAGTAACTGATGATTTTTCACAACAAGGGCGTAAAGCAATTAAATTTGTTAACGCACCTACGAGTGGTGAAACATTAGTTTTTAATTCTGATTATGCTGGTCAAACTGCAAAATCTTGGAATTATTACTTTACTGGAACAACAGCACAATTTGGTGTATTTGCTGAAAAAGACGAAAACAGTGTTTTATCTTTTACTGTACAAGTCAGAATTGTTGCTAGTAGATCACCAAACTTTCATTATTGGGACGATGAAAACAGCACCTGGACTACAACAGAAACTACAATTACTAGAACAGTCGAAGTTTTTAATAATTGGCAAACTATATCAATTAGTTTTGATGGTACTGGTTATCCAACTAATTTCACTGGTATTCAAATAGGTGTACAAGTTTTAAACTGTACTTATTCAGGTTCAGGTATTCAAGAAATTTATTTTGATAATGTTGGTATTATTGGTAATTATTTTAAACCATCTGGTCTTGCTGCTGCGCCAAACGATAATAGACAAATTCCTAGTTCATACATAGAATTTGCAAAAAGAACTTCTGCAACCAACGTTTATAGTGACCAAAAAATAATAACAGGCACATATTATTTTAGCACTGGAAACGGTATACCTACACTATATGCATATAAAAGATCAAGAGATACTGTTGTAAAACCAATGTTTCATAGACATTTACAAAACATTATGAATGATTATAGAGAGTTTTTAGTAAGATATGAAGGGACATTTAGAAATATGGAAAACGACCCTGTAAGCATGCATAATAGAATATGGTTTAATTTTGGTACTTCTATTGCACAAGACCCACAGAGTTGTTATATAGATGGATTAACATATAATGTAAAATCAGCAAACGCAAAAGTGATAGCACATTTACCAAATGATGATGATGATATAAGCTGTCATTTTAGAATAACAAGTGAATAAAACCTTGCTTTCCTTTTCTGTTTGCAAGCCGTCATGACTTTATAGTTGTGGCGGTTTTTTTTATATATTTTAAAATATTTTTTTTGTTTTATTGAAAATATTTTTTAATCTTTGTCAGTGAATTAATAAAAATGACATGTATATAGAAAAAGCATTTAAAGACGATTTAAAACGTCTACGATTAAGGCGTTATGATGTGTGCGAAATACTTGAATGCACAATGCCTACATTAAAATCAAGAATTTATAAACCAGAAACTTTTACAGTAAATGAAATGATACTGTTAAGAGATAATGGTTTTGATCAATTAATTAATAACATTTTAAAATATATAAATGAAAATGAAAACAATAAATATTCATGGTAAAAATTACGTTGAAGTTCATGAGCGTGTTAAATTTTTTAGAGAAAATTTTAAAGACCATTCATTAACTACTGAAGTAATTGAAAAAACCGAAAACACAATCATGATGCAAGCCATTGTAAAAAATAAAGATGGTTTTGTTTTAGCTACTGGAACTGCTGAAGAAATAAAAGATAGCAGCAAGGTAAATAAAACATCACATGTTGAGAATTGTGAAACCTCTGCATGGGGTCGAGCATTAGCAAATCTTGGTATCGGTTTAGATACTAGTATTGCAAGCGCTGATGAAATGAATAGCGCTATTGCTAAACAAGATGACAGGAAATGGCTTACTGAAAGTCAATTTCATGCAACCTTGAAAGGCACAAAAAAGAAAGCAGAAAACGTTCTAAATGCATTTAGAATGAAAACTGAATATAAAAATCAAATAAAATCAAAATTTAAAATTTAAATTATGGCAGAAAACAAATCAATTTATGTAGATGGTGTAAGGTTTTTTAAACCTAATGACAACGCACCAGAAAACCTAGTAGCAAATGTAATCATTACACCAAAGCTATTAGGCGAATCATTACGTCAAAAAGGAATCGAAAACGCTAAAGGCGAGTATCAAGGCAATGAGCAATATAGAGCAACACTTTGGAAAAATAGTGACGGTTCTTGCAGCATGAGTTTCAATACTTACAAAGCCGACAGCAAGGTTCAGCAAACAGAAGAAAATGGTGATGACTTACCATTTTAGTTTTTAATCAAGGGTGGCTTTTGCCACCCTTTTTAATTAAATAATTATGCCAAAAACGAAAGTAAAAACACCCAAATATTATAACGGTTTAAATGATTATACAGCAAAAGAAGTAGTAGATAATTTTAATTTAAACTATCATTTAGGAACTGCTTGCACTTATATATTAAGAGCATATAAAAAACATGATACCCCAAATGAGGACATACAAAAAGCTATTGATCATTTGACGTTTGAATTAGAAAGAATTACATATATACAACAATATAATAGAAATAGAGATTTAAAAGATCATATAATATCTGGAACAGAATGATAACTAATAAAAGACATTTAGATAGTAAAGATTTTACCATTGACTTTTTAGCGCAAAGGGTAAAAGCATTAGAACAAGAAATAAAAAAACTTAAAGGTGAAAACAGCAAAAGACAGTAATGAAAAATATCATTCAAGTCCAGGCATAAGCGCTTCTGGACTTAAAACAATTTTTAAAAAATCTGTTTATCATTATTTAAACAGAAAACCATTTGAATCTAAATCAATGGCATTTGGAACAGCTGTACATACAGCACTTTTAGAGCCAGATAATTTTAATAAAGAGTATTATGTTTTGCATAATATAGATAGGCGTACTAAAGCTGGTAAAGAACAATTTGCAGCTGCTGAAAAATTAGCTAAAAATAAAATTATGTTGCCAGGTCAAGACAAAGATCGTATTGATGCTATAAATAAAAATTTTAAAAAATCTACATTAGCGCAATATTATTCTAAAGGACAAATAGAACTTTCACATTATGGTGAATATCAAGGTGCTAATGTTAGAATTAGACCAGATGTTTTAAATAGACATAAAGATTTTATTGCTGATGTTAAAACTTGTCAAGACAATTCACCTAAAGCATTTAAGAATGATGTTTATAAATATTCTTATCATTTACAAGCAGCATTTTATATGGATATGTTAGAAATAAATCATTTTAGATTTATAACTGTACAATCAACTTATCCATTTACTGTTGAGGTTTATGCTTTAAGCGAAGAAATGATAGAACAAGGGCGTTTAGCTTGGAAGCAAGCATTTGCAGATTATCAAATGTATTTAGAAACTGGTGTTATACCAAGTTATAATTGGTATCAATACGCTAATGATGGTAGTTATTTATTATGAAAAAAGTAAGAGCAATTATAGAAAAATTTTACGGAATAGATATTTCTGTTAAATGTAGGAAAAGGACATACGTTTATCCAAGATATATTTATTATTATATATGTTATAATGATTTAAAAATGACATATTATGCAATAGCTAAATCATTAGATAAAAATCATGCATCAGTGTTGTATGGCGTTAAAGAATTACCATACATTATGAAATATGATAAAAAAATAAGTCAAGATTATCAGTTTATAAGAATTTTAACACAACAAAAGCATAGCAAAATGGGTGTTTCCTTAAAAGATTTAGTAAAAAAATATAATGACTTATTATTAAAATTTGGAAAATTAGAAGCTGCATATAAAAAATTAATGGAAAAATAAATTAACTTTAAAAATAAATTTTGAAAACTAACCCATTTTTTAAATATCTAACCAAAGAAGATAAATTACAGCATAGGGTTATTTCATATTTACAATATCAGCACCCAACTTTATTATTTGTACATGTTCCTAACGAGGGTAAAAGAACTGTATTTGAACGATATAAGTTTAAATATTTAGGTGGTAAAGCTGGTATTCCTGATTTATTAATATTTAAAACAAATAAAAATTATAGTGGACTTGCAATTGAATTAAAAGTTGGTTATAATAAACCGACAGCAATGCAAAAGGATTGGTTAAAAAAACTTAATAATAATAATTGGCTGGCTGTTTGGCTTAATGACTATGACAAATGCATACAGACAATAGAAAAATATTTAAATAATGAGCAAATATAGTTACGTTTACTTTGACCCAAATAATCAAAAAGTTCGCTGGACACAAAGCATTTCAGAAGATGTGATCATTAATTATGAGTACGTTGGTAAAATGACTAGAGTAGAATTTGATTTGTTAGTTGAAGTGTTATGGGAAGTGTTTGAAGATAAAGACATTCCATTAAAAGATTTTTTAAAATATTACAATGACATAAGAGTTTTTTGTGATAAATTAAAAGTCATATTAGATAGATAAATGAAAATATATAATAAAGATTGTGTAAAAGCAATGAAAGATATGTCAAACAATCAGTTTGATTTAGCTATTGTTGATCCACCATACAGAGATGTAAATCAACCCACAAAAGATATGAGAGCAAACGGTTCTATGAAAAGTTTAGAAGGTAGACCAACAAGCGAATATTGGAAAGAGTTATACAGAGTAAGCAAAGAACAAATAATATGGGGTGCTAATAATTTTGAACAACCACAATGGAAAGGTTTTGTAGTTTGGAAGAAAAAAACAATAAGTGAAAATTTTACTATGTCGATGTGTGAAATAGCAAGTTTGTCAGAAAATTTAGGAACTACATCTAAATGGATAGAAATTGCCCCACAAAACCCAAATCGAATCCACCCTACACAAAAACCTGTGAAACTTTATGAATGGTTGCTTTTAAATTATGCAAAAGAGGGTGATACAATATTAGACACACATTTAGGAAGTGGATCAATAGCTATAGCTTGTCATAATTTAGGGTTTGATCTAACAGGATATGAAATAGATAAAGAATACTTTGAAGCAGCAAAGAAACGAATAGAACAACATAAAGCACAAAAAAGATTATTCTAATAATAAATGAAAATAAATAAAATAATCAAACCAAAACGTTTTTCACGTTTTGTAATAATACCGTCTGCAATTTTTAGATTTAAAAATATTAGTGCTGCTGCAACTGGTTTATATTGTTGGTTGTTTAGTCATGAAGAAAATCAAGATATTACGTTTACATTTATTATGGCGCATTTTAAAAATGGACGTGATGCCTTACAAACTTGTATAAAAGAATTAACAGCTGCTGGATTTATGATACGTGAACAAGTTAAAGTCGAAGGTAAATTTAAAGGTTATAATTATATCTTAAATGACACACCGCTAACTGGAAAACCGTTAACTGGAAAACCGCTGCCTGGAAATCAACAACAAAGTAATATACATATAGATAATATATATAATAATAAAAGTAATATAAAGTATGATAATAGGGTTTTAAACGCCTTTGATCATTTTGTAAATCTATTTCCAGAAAAAAATCAACCTAAAACAAAAGCGCAAAAAAACAATTGGCTTGATTGTTTAGACAAAATACAACGCATAGATAAATACGATTTAGGTGAGGTATATTTAAAATGCAAAGAATTAAGAACAGATAGTTTCTGGCAAAATAATTTTCTTACAATACTTAAATTAAGAAACACTGATAAAAATGGAGTAAAATATATTGACAGGTTTATGTATAAAAAATCTGTTACCATTAATGACATAAGAAAAAAAATACCAGGTCATATAAGTTTTTATAAATATAATGACCCCAATGGTAAAACATTAGTGGGCGCTAAAACCATTAATGGTGACATTGATTTTCTAATGTTACAAACAATGTTGACTGAAGATGAAATAAAAATAATTATTAATGATTAAAAAAGGTCAAATATTTACATTAGATGAATTAGAGCAGAAAATAGTTTTGACTATTGCTACTGAAAGACAGTTAAATAAAGAAAAAACTGGTTGGAATGGTTACAGAACAGTTGCTAAAAAAAATGATGTAGAATTAAATAAAGTTGGTTTTGGCGCTGAATTTATATTTTGTAGAGAATTAAATTTATTTCCTGACTTTACAATTTTAAATACATCAAAAACATTAGGGACAGATAAATATGATTGTGTATATAAAAATTTTACAGTAGATGTTAAAGTTAACAGAAATGTTTCTAATCCATTTATGGTTCCAGAATATGCAAAAACCAATTGTAATATTTTTGCTTTGTTTGTTTGTAAATACCCTAAATACAGATTTGAAGGTTTTGCAACAAATGAAATGATCTTTAAAAAAAATAATTTAAGAATGACTAGAGTAAAAGCATTTGTATTAGAAAAAAAATGCTTGCTAGAATTTGATGAATTAAATTTATAAATTTATAAAAACGAAATAATGATAAACGAATTAAGTAATTTAGGGATTAAAATTAAAAGACAGTCAGGTGAATACAAAACAACATGTCCAAAATGCAGTCACACCAGAAAAAACAAAAGCGACAAATGTTTATCTGTTAACGTCACCAGAGGTATCTACAATTGTCATAATTGCGGCTGGTCAGGAACAGTGCAAAAGTTTTCTACAAAACCTGAATATATTGTACCAGCTAGACAAAATGTACAAATAAATGCCAGAGTTTTAAACTGGTTTGAACAAAGAAAAATATCAGAATCTACATTAATACATTGGCAGATAGGTGAATCATTAGAGTACATGCCACAAGTAAATAAAAAAAGGCGTGTAATTAATTTTAATTATTTCAGGGACAATCAATTAATAAATGTAAAGTTTAGAGATTCAGAAAAAAACTTTAAAATGGTTTCTGGTGCTGAATTAATATTTTATGGTTTAGATAATATAAAAGAACTAGACATTGTTTACATTGTTGAAGGTGAAATGGACGCATTAAGTTTACATGAAGCTGGTCTTTACAGTGTATGTAGTGTACCTAATGGCGCAAGTAAAGGCAGTCAAAAATTAGAATATCTTGACAATTGTTACAAATACTTTGAAAACAAAAAAACAATAGTTTTATGCACTGATAATGATGCACCTGGTTTAATGTTAAGAAATGAATTAGCAAGGCGTTTTGGTTATTACAAATGTAAATATGTTGATTTTGGTGAATATAAAGACGCAAATGATGTTTTAGTTAAAGGTGATAAAGATACTTTAAGAAGTATTGTTATTAATGCTAAAAATTTTCCGCTAGAAGGGATATTAAACATTGATAATATTTGGGATAGTGTGTTAAATTATAATGAAAATGGTATAAAAAACTATTCTATTGGAATGGGCGCATCAGATAATTATTTTAACATGGCTTTTGGTGAATGGACTGTTGTTACTGGCATACCTAACAGCGGTAAATCTGATATTGTAGATCAAATATGCTGCAACCTAGCTACAAGATATGGCTTTAGATGTGCAATGTTTGCACCTGAATCATTTCCATACGAGGGTCACATAAAACGTATTGCAAATAAATTAAATGAAAAAACGTGTACTAATGATGACTTGAATAACACCAAGGACTTTATACAAGAACACTTTCACTGGGTTAAAATAGATTTAGAGAACTTAACATTAAAAGGAATTTTAGATGCCTTTAAACAGCTTGTATTGCAAAAAGGTATTAATATTTGTGTTATTGACCCTTACAATATGTTAGATCATTCAGCGCAAAAAGATTTTAGTTATATCGGCAAAATACTTTCACAAATAACACAATTTTGTCAGCAAACTAAAACACATTTATTTTTAGTGGCACACCCTAGAAAAATAGAATCAATTGAGGGTAAATATAAAAAACCGTCACTTTATGATATTTCTGGGTCAGCTGATTTTTTTAATAAATCTTATAATGGTCTAATAGTATTTAGGCAAATCGGTCAAAAATCAAAGTATAAGAGTGATATTGTCACTGTATATGTAGAAAAGGTAAAACGTAAAGAAAACGGTCAATTAGGACACTTTGAAATAGCACCAGATTTCTATGAAGGTGGTGGTGTTTACAAACATTTGACACGTGAAAACAAAAAATTTGAAGTAATTAAAGACAATAATATTCCTTTTTAATGACAAAAAAACATTATAAGGCAATCCAATGGTGTTTTGCAAATGACATATTTGTAAGTCCAATGCCCAGAAAATCAGGCATTTACATTGAGATAAAAGAAAAAAACAAAAAGATCATTTCACCAAACCATTATGGTCAAAAAGAATTGCAAAATAAAATATGGGAATTATATTTGTATCTTTACTTAAAATATAATCATGAGTAAAAAGCCACATAATGCAACACTAAAAAAGAGAATGGTTGCAGCACTAGAAAAAACATTTGGTGTTGTATCAACTGCTGCACCTATGGCTGGTATTGATAGATGCACACATTATAGGTGGTTAAAGAGTGATGAAGATTACAAACAAAAGGTTGAGGATTTAGAAAACGTTATGTTAGATTTTGCAGAAACTAATCTGCATCAACAAATTATGGAAGGCAATACAACAGCAACTATATTTCTGTTAAAAACTAGAGGGCGTAAACGTGGCTATATAGAGCGTCAAAATATTGAGATGACAGCTGACGTAACAACAACTAAATTATCACCAGAAGCACAACAGAAAATTGACGATATTCTAAATGAAGAATATTAATGGAATAATAAAAGAAAAATGCGAAAGTTCTTTATTATTTTTTACTAGGTATATATTTAAAGAAAATACTGGTATTAAATTTGAAGTGGCTAACTTTCACATTGAATTAGCAGAAACCCTAGAAGCTGTTTTTAGAGGTGAGATAAAACGCCTTATTATAAACATACCGCCAAGATATGGCAAAACAGAAATAGCTGTTAAAATGTACATTAGCTGGTGTCTAGCTAAAAACCCAAGAGCAAAATTTATTCACTTATCTTATTCAGATGCTTTAGCTTTAGATAATAGTTCTATGACTAGAGAATATATACTATCAGACGCATTCCAAAAAATATGGCAATTAACATTAAAGAAGGACAGTCAAAGTAGGAAGAAATGGTACACAACACAAGGCGGTGGTGTATATGCTACTGCTAGTGGTGGTGCAATAACTGGTTTTGGTGCTGGTAATGGTGGCGCTATAATTATTGATGACCCATTAAAACCAGATGACGCTTTAAGTGACGTTAGGCGTGGATTTATTAATAACAGATATAATACAACAATAAGATCAAGGGTAAATGATAGAGATGTTCCAATTATAGTAATAATGCAGCGCTTACATGAAGATGATTTGTCTGGATATTTATTAGAGGGTAACAGCGGTGAGCCATGGCATCATTTAAAACTATCAGCCATAGATAATGATAATAAACCGTTATGGGCAAGTAAGCATTCATTTAAAGAATTAGAATCAATAAGGCAAGCAGATAGATATACATTTGCTGGTCAATATATGCAAGACCCAGCGCCAGATGAGGGTGGTGAATGGCGTAAAGATTGGTTTAATATAATTAATAAAGCAGAAATGCCTAACGATATACAATGGGAAATGTTTATTGATGGTGCTTATACTAAAGACACAAAGAATGACCCAACAGGTATTCAGATAAGTGGTAAAAGCGGTGATAATCTTTATATACTAAAAAGCATAGATAAATATTTAGAGATGCCAGAACTTAAATCATTTATAGTTTCTTTTGTTAAAAGTTGTGGTGTACATATTAGCCAAATATTAGTTGAACCAAAAGCGTCTGGTAAATCTTTAGTGCAATTATTAAGGCGTGAAACAGGTTACAACGTTAGTGAATTAAAAACAGATTTTGTAAGATACAGTAAAATTGAAAGAGCAAGGGCATCGTCACCGTTTATAGAAGGTGGTCGAGTTTACTTAATTAAAGACAGCTGGAATGATGCATACTTGCAGCAAGTAGGTACTTTTCCTAATGCAAAACATGATGAACATATTGACGTTACATCGTATGCAATAGAGCGTAATTTGATAAGAAATTTCTTTGTAGTTTAATTACTTTTTATTTTTGTATTTTTACATAAAATTTTTTATAGGTAAAAACTATGGCATCAATCCTAGACCGTCTTAAATCCTTAATTACTAAAAACGCACAACAATCAGCAGCTGAATATAACAGAGCGATTTATAACTGGTTGGGTGAAAGTATTTTATGGAATCCAGAAAATGACGACACTTACATTAATGAAGGATATAGAAAAAATGCAACTATTTATTCATTAATAAATATTATTACTAAAGCTGCAACTACAATTCCATTTCAAGTTTATGAAATAGACAATAAAGCTGATTACAAAAGATATAAAGCAATGACATCTGGTTTAGTTGATGGTAATGTTTTACATAAATCTGAAATATTAAAAAAACGTGCATTAGTTGAAATAGAAGATACTGAATTGCACATGTTATTAGACCGACCAAATCCAATGCAATCTTATAGTAGTTTTATTACAGAAGTAATAGCTTTTGGTAAACTAACTGGTAATAGATACATCTACGGAATAGCGCCTGAATCAGGTTCTAATGCTGGTAAATACAAAGAAATGTATGTAATGCCATCACAAATGATGGAAATAGTTTCTGGTGGTATTATGCAACCAGTTAAATCTTATAGAATACAATACAACGGTCAAGTAGATATTCCAGCTGAACAAATTTGTCACATAAAAGATTTTAACCCATATTATGACGGTACTGGTTCACATCTTTATGGTCAATCACCATTACGTGCTGGTTTACGCTCTATGACTACAAACAACGAAGCTGTTCAAACAGGTGTTAAGTATCTACAAAACCAAACAGCAAGAGGTGTGTTAATGAGCGAAGAAGGTGACATAAATGAAGTACAAGCACAACAATTAAAAGATAAATTTAGATCAGCACATCAAGGGTCAAACAACGCTGGTGATATTATTATAACACCAAAAAAATTAAGCTGGGTTAACTTTGGTTTAAATGCTAGTGATGTATCATTAATTGAACAATACAATGCTTCTATAAAAGATTTATGTAATATTTATCATGTACCAGTGCAAATGCTTAACAATACAGATGCCTCAACATATAACAACATGAAGGAAGCGAAAAAAGCATTATATCAAAACGCAGTCATTCCTGAACTTTGTAAAATACGTGATGAATTAAACAGATGGTTAGCGCCACAATTTGGTGAAAAACTTTGTATTGACTTTGATTTTTCTGTTATACCAGAGTTACAAGAAGAAACTGAAAAGGTTGTAAATCAAATGAGCCAAGCATGGTGGTTAACACCTAATGAAAAAAGAATGGCAATGAATTACGGTG